GACCTTGTAGTGGTGGCCCGAAGCCTCCGCCGGCGGCGCAAGAAGATATCTCGCAAACCTTGAGATGATCCCCATGCGACAGTGCCCTCCCCAATGACGCCCCACAGCTTAGTTCGCGCCGGGTTCGCCTTCAATATGTGTGTCGGTGACGTGGTGTCGGTGACCGCCCCCACGATTCGGGATATCCCACGTGGAGCAAGAAGAACCGCGCTACGATCGTAGCCGACTGCCCTACGAGAGCGGCCGTGCGGCGCATAGCCTCATTCCGGCTGACGGACCTGAGGCAACCCGTCTGGCAAACCGTCAATATTCCAGTGCAGGGCCGCTAGCTCCACCCCCCGCCGCCGCCGACCATCGGCATGCTGTGCTCGATCCTCGGCGGCGACGTGCTGACCGCGCCGGTTCCCACCGCGCTTGCCGTGGTGCCCGGCGGTGCGCCGTGCAGATGCACGTCGACCTGGACATGACCGTTCGCGGCAGCGGCAGCAGTGTTGGCAGCGAGCGACGCGCCGAACGTGGCCAGCGACTGATTCGACTGAGACCCGCCGGGAAGCGACGGCCAGATCGAACCGAGCGCGGACGCGATCTGCATCTGGTGATTGCCGGCCTTCAAATCGTCTTCAAGATCGCGGCCAGTCCTTGCGCGATACGCGGTCGTTGCGAGATACCACGCGCCCTTGTCCTGGCTATCTGGACTGAAATCGGTCAGCCCCGCAGCATTGGCGACGGATCGCCACGTGCCCGAGATGAACTGGTACTTGCCCGCCGCCGTGCTGGTCCCGCCAGGCGCGACGCCCTCCGGAAACTGCGAAAAGTCAGTGAACCGCGTCCTGCTGTTATCGTTGGTCGGCGACCACCCGTTCTTGATGTCATAGCGGCCATGGGACTCCGGGCCGGCGAGAGTTTCCAGGAACCCGCGCTTCGTGGGGTCCATCGTCAGATCGACGTTCGACTTTCTCGATCCCCCGCCAAGCCAGTGCCACGCCCGCTCATACCAGGGCGGCCGGTAATCGTCCGACGACGGCGCCGGGTTGAACGGGGACCCGAGCGGCGCAAAGGGAATGCTGATACCCCCCGGGGTGAAAATCGTTCTGGTATCGTCAAACGTCTTCGCCGGCGGAAGCTGGTTTGCCAGCGCGCCGATGCCGGCGCTCACTACCAACAGTTCGGTCGGGCCGAGCAGGCCGAGCGCACGCAATATCCACACTGCCGGCTTGATCGCCGACAGCGCAGCGACCGCGCCGATCACCGCGCCGACGTTGGTCCCATAGGAGTCTGCCAGGTCTTCGTTGTGTTCGATCCAATGCGACGTGGTGTCGAGAACCTTGGTCGCGGTGCCCGACCAGCTATCCACGATCCGATTGCCGACGCCCTCGATCGCCAAGCCGAGTTCCGACCAGGACGCATTCATCTTCTTCGCGTTGGCCGCCATCTCGGCGGTCATCACGCCGCCGGTCTCCCGCGCCCGGCGCACGAAGTCATCGAGGCCTGCCTGCCCTTTCTCCAGCAGCGGCAGCAAATCCTTGTCGACGCCGACCGCCGCCAGCGCCCGACCAGCCGTCGCCTTGTCGGTATAGGTGGATGCCTTGTTCGCCAGCTTGCCGAGCGCGTCCTCAGTCTTCGTGATGTTGCCTTGCTCGTCGCGCCAGTCGATGCCGAGCGCCTTGAGGTTCATCTGCGCCCTGGCGTCGCGATTATAGAACGCGGCGTGCAACGTTTCCGACAGCCCTTTCAGGCTGCTGTCCATCGCTTCTGCCGAGCTGCCGGCCAGTCGGGCGGCACCGCGCAACGCACTCAGCCGATCGACCGGCGTGTTCAACAGATTCGCGGTCTTGCTGATCGCATTGCCTGCATCGGCCCAGCGGCGGCTCAACTCGACCATCCCGCCGAGGCTCGCGGCCGAGGTAATCCCGACCATCGGGCCGGCCAAACGTTCCACCGCCCGCGCCGCGCCGAGCGCCCGATCGCCGAGCGTCTGCATGCCCTCGGCGGCGCGGTTGATCCCGGTGACCTCGCCGAATTTCGCCAGGCTTTTGTTGAACCGATCGGCCGGCGCAGTCAGCGCGGCGATGCGCTTGTTGATCGCATCGAGGCCCGCACTCGCTGCATCATTGATGCCGACGCCGATTGCGAACCCGGCTGACTTACCCGCCACGTTCGCGCTCCGTGATTCGAGGCATCAGGCTCACCCATCGCAGCAGCGCCGAAAGCGGCAGGGTCAACGCCCAGCGCAGGCCGTCGCCATAGAAGCGACCGACCTTCGCCGCGTGGATCTCCAGCTCTCCCGACCGTGCGAGCAGGATCAGGAGGCCGGCGCCGCTGCTGCCGCCAGCGCGGCGGCGGCCTTCGCCGCTTGCTCGGCGGCCATTGCCTCGGCCGCGGCCTCGGCCAGCACGGCCTTGCGCCGCGCGGCCCGCCAGCTCTCCAAAGGGTCGGGGGCTGGCGCGCCCACGAACTCCTCCAGGTAATCCGCGATCTGCTGGTTGAACCAGTGCGGCTGCACTTTCAGCACGTCGTATGGCACATGCTCGGTCGAAGCCGACTCCAACAGGCGCAGGGTCACGTCGAGGCCCGTCGCGCCGTGAACGGCGGTCGCCTTCAACACGTCCTCCGAGGTCGGCGCGCCCACGGTCAGCTTCGTGTATTGCATCCCGCCGCTCATCTGCGGCTTTGGCAGCGTCCAGACGATCGGCTCTGGCACAGGCACCCATTCGGTCATGAGCTTGCTCCAATTTCCATGATGGTTCCGGCCACGCCCTCAAACCGGAAATCGAACCCCGCGTCGGCACCGTTCACACCAGAGCGGCCGACATACCAAAGGTTGTGCCCGACGATCTGCTTGCCGTTCGCAAGCAGGAACACGACGGTCGCATTGCTAAGGCCGGTGAATGAGGTGACGCTGTTCGTTCCGGTGTCGCGGAACTTGCCCGAGATGTAGGGCGCGACCGGCTTCTGATCGTAACCGTCAACGCCCGACAGGCTGCTCATAGTCGAGTTCTCGACGTTCGCCGGGTCCCAAATGAATTCAATGACCGAGATCGCGCTGCCGTTGACGCTCGCTGCGGTGATGCCGGCGAGCCGACGATTGGTCGGCGTGCTCGGCGCCGGAGTTGTGCCTGACATGGATCAGCCCCTTCAAGTGCTCTGCTGGAATTGGATGAGCAGGCCGACGTTGATGACCTGATCGCTGAAATCGAGCGGCAGATACATCAGAACCTGCCCCTTCGTTCCGGGGCCGGCCGTGGCATTTTGTGCGAAGGTCTGCACGTTCTGGACGATGAAGATGCTCGCGAGGTAGGCATAGACCGCGATCACCGCGCCAAGCATCGCGTTCGGCGTGGTGGCGGGCGAGCCAGGCGGGATCAGGGTTCCGTTGCTCACCAGGATTTTGCCGGGAGCGATGAACTGGCTCGTGATCTGGGTCGCGATGTAGCGGGCCGCGTACATCGCCTGGAACATAATGTTCGTGTTCAGATACGAGTTGTCCGGCTGGCCGCTCGCGTTGCTCTGATACGTGGTGATCGAGCGGTCGATCCGGCAGACCCCGGCTGCATCGACCGTGAACGTGCTCATCCCGTCGAACAGCAGGGTGTTGCGCTCGCCCGGAGTGTCCTGCGAGGCGATCGGCGGCGGCAGCAGGTTGAGCTGCTGCGTCGCAAGGCCCTGCGCCGGGTTGACGCGCAGCCGGATGACGTGCGCGGCGCACCAGTCGGACGCCTCCAGCCACGCCGGCGTCGGGCTGTTGTAGAACCCGAGGATGGTCGCATGCTGGTCGTTGCGTCCCGTGCCGAAGGTCGTCCGGGCGCTGAAGGTTCCGCGATAGGCCGAGAAGACATGCCCGTACAGCATCGTCTCCGCCGCCCAGCGGCCCGACGAGTCGGAGAGGAACGTCTCCACCGCATTCAGGCTGGTCGTATCGGTGTAGGGCAGGTCGATGTAGTCGAAGAGCTGGACGCCCAGGTTCGCCAGCAGCGTGGTCAAGGTCGGGTTGGTCGCTCCGCCGGCGAAGGGCGTGATCGTGTAGCCCACGCCTGGCGGGACGACCTCGCCATTCTGTGCGCCGCAACAGGCGAACCGGATGTCGATGTCGTTGAGCGCAAGGCCCTTGTGCAGCGCGGTCAGATCAACCTGGTAGGCGTTCGTGCCGTCGATCGCCGCCGAACATGCAACACCGACCGAGGCCGCAATCGCGGCAACCGTGTTGGTCGCAATGATTGACGCGGTGTCGCCGCTGTTCACCGCAACCGGGATCGACACGCCCATCAAATACAGCGGCAGCGTGCCGGCAGCGGTAGCCGGGCCGGTGAAGCTGATGCTCCCGGTCGCAGCGGTGCCGGCCCCGGCGTCTGCCAACGGCCCAAGCCAGACCTCCCCGAACGGGTCCATCGCGCGGTAGGCGGCATATTTCAGCGCCAGCATCGAGTTCAGACCACACAGGCCGTTGACCTGGGTCTGGCTGTACGCCTGCACCGCGACGTTCGCGGTCGCGGTGCCCGAGCTGGTGATCTGGCCGATCAGCAGCGCGCGCGCATTCTGCGTCGCAGTGTTCGCCTGGCTGGGGTCGAACTCGGCGTTGACGCCAGACGGGCGCCAGTACTGCCAGGGGAAATACTTGAAGGCGAGGCTCTCGCTCACGGCTGGGTCTCCGCCGATGGTTCGTCGTGGGTTGGAAGTGGCGCCGCGGTGCCATGCTCGGTCGCACCCGGCGGGAGTGACTCGCCGGCGGCTGGCGGCTGGTGCCACGCGAATGCATCCGCCACCGCACGCGCCGCGGCCTGGTCGACCACCGGCGGAACCACGTCGACGGCTCCAGGCGATCGAGGGTGAGGCGGTGGCGGGGCAGGCGGTTCGGCCATCACCACGTCGCCATCGCGGACGCGGCGGTGCCAGAAAGTGATCTCGGGCACATACTCGCCCTGCGGCGACAACAGGCGCTTGTTCGGCCCGCGCACGATCAAGGGCAGGGCAGGATCATCCTGCCGGTGTCCCGGTTTGACGAACATTGTAACCTCGGAATGTAGGAGTTTCCTGCGGAGGCTGGTTGGGGCGGCGACGGACGGAATCGACCCGAAGCAGGCATTCGCACCGCACCGCCGAGTGTGCTACAGTCAAAAGGAACTTCCGTTGGAAAGAGGAAGCAGGTGAGCGAAGCTCTTGGCGTGGA